TACTTCTATCTCGCTCTTGTCGTTCAAAGACCGCAGTGCATGGCACAGGGCCCAATCCTTAGCTTCCCGTTTGGCACGATAGAAGTGCTTGGCTGCACGAGCCAAAACTGACTTATTAATAGTGGTCTCAGTCTTAGCTGTGACGCCTATGTAGTTGCCGCCAGCAACACGCAATTCATATATGATATGATTGCGGTCGGTGCGCTTCTTACGGGGAGTGTTTTTTGTTTCCATACACGTATTATATGGTCTTTTGGATTGACTGTCAACCAAATGGCATTTGACCCTGACGGCTCTAGGGTTTCTCGTTCGCGGAATTTCGCTGCTAGTTGTCCACAGCTCGTCCACAACTGTGAATCTCAACAGTGTTAACAACTTGTGGACAACTCAGCTGCTGGCTGCTGCGCACTGCGCCCGTCATGCTGCTGTAGCTGCTGCTGTTGGTGCCCGGAGCCGGAATCGAACCGGCATGCCCTGTTCGAGCGAGAGATTTTAAGTCTCTTGTGTCTACCTATTTCACCATCCGGGCTGCTGTTGAGTTCTCGCTTGCTGCACCATGATCTCACATGCTGCTGTTAAGTGGCCAGTCCTACTGGATTCGAACCAGTGACCTACAGCTTAGAAGGCTGTTGCTCTATCCAACTGAGCTAAGGACTGCTGCTGTTGTGGTGGGCCCCCCGTGAGTCGAACACGGCACCAACGGATTATGAGTCCGCTGCTCTAACCAACATGAGCTAGAGGCCCGCGTAGTTTATGTTTCTCTGTATCCTTGAAGTAGTGCTTGTGCTGTGGGGTCGTCTACTTGTTCTTGTGCTGCTGCTTGTACCCCTGCAGCTACAAAACGATGCACATCTTCCATGCGCTCTTGAAACACATCGGGCGCTGCTTGTGCTGCACGTTGCATGTCATACCATACTGGATAGTGTCGCAGACAGCTTCGAGCACGGTCTTTAATTGCTTTTGGGACTCGAGGAGTAGTTAGAATCTCTAGTAGAAACCTTTGAGTCTGTACTACTGCTCGATATCTTTCATCTGGTAATGTCACGGTGTCTCTGCTCCTGGATAACGCTCGTTTCTTAAGCATACACTATTATAACACTACTTTCGGTGCATGTCAATCTTTTTATTGTAGCGTTTGGCAAGATGTTCACAGTGTTCCAGGAACTCTCTATACATGATGGGATCCCGTTCAAAGATTGAAGCCAGGTGACCCAGTATGAAACCTTCGTGATACAGGCGGTTGTGTCTGGGATCATCGTGTGGATTTAATGCACTCAAGGTGTATCTAATATGCTCTGCTATTGATTCAACTCGTTTTGTAGTCACGATTCGCTCCCGGACACTGTATTTAACGTATATACGTATATACGTAGAGTAGATCTACTATACAGCAGCGGGGCCTATTGTGGATATACGGTTGTGTATAGTTGACAGTCGCTGCTAGCAGACCGTGGATTCTGTATGGGATCACAGTGGATAAATACTGGCAGCACCGTTAGACCGCACTGTAAACTAGGCCGTTTGAACCATTTGAGGTGCAGATTCACACTTTATTGCACTTTTTCACACAATTTGGTCAGAGGCTTATGAGGTGTAGTTAAAATGGTTTCAGTTCCCCCACCGTGCTCACACTTTATTGCACTGTATAAAGCACTATAGAACTCTATAATTCTCTATAATTCACTATATACGCATGACCCAGGAGCTCGCTTGCGCTCCCTTTGCAGCGGGGCCTAGCTATAGTTTTGGTTTTGAAGTTCCCACTCCCTAGCGTTAGCCTACAGCCCCCTAACTGTGCCCACACGCTTGACACACTCTGTGTATATACGTATATATGTGTCACTTACTGTATTACTACTATAGCTATATGTATATGTGTACTCGTATATGCTAGACCTGTCACTGTACATGATCATGAGCAGCGGGGCCTATACGCATATTGGGTTTTAGGTTTGATATATATGTATATGCACTTGTTATATCGAGCGTTAGATAGTCATTGGCTTTATGTTGCTCTATTGTTATGGTGCTGTCTATGTGCGTTTGCATCTGGACTGTTGATAGGCTTTATATGGATATTAGTTATATGAGTGATCCAGATCTTTACTGCTACAGCCTGTTTTACTTTATAGATTACGACCCGGAAGATGTTTGGAGTCTAGTACAGCGTCATCAAGGCAACATTCAACCACAAGTGGGAGGTCACTATGACTTTTGGATACACAGGGACTATGCGTCCTTATTGGTACTAGCATTTCCTTTATTAAAGCGACAATATCAAAAAGACCTGTATGTATAGTTTGAGAGGAGACGAAGCACTAGGCTGAACACTCAGTTCGGGCTAGTGCGGGGAGAACTATCACGCAGTCCCCGGCCAATTTTTGCTTCGCGCACCGCTTCGCGGCTTCTTGATCAAATTATCTTGACCACATGAACAAGGTATTCTTGGGGGTATTCAAAGGTGTGTATTCATAGGGTGAACTCACTGTGCTGGGCATCATGGCCAGTTCGTGAAAAGTGTTCACACGATAATCACGCCATTTGCTGATTCGATCTATGTCGGCCTTGTAGCTGCTTCTCAGTATGTTACCGTTGCATCTGCCGTGTTCTCTAATTGATTCCCAATAGGCCTTGGGCAGGAAATAGTAGTGTAGACCGTGATCAAATTGATTGTATATCACAGCACGAATGTCACCGCATTTGGCCTGCCCTGCATCTGTTACTATGTTTGAGATAGTGGCCACGCTGTCGTGAGTTCTAATGGTGCCTGTTTTGGTTTCACTGTAGTCACTGTTATCATGTGTGTGCTCATCCACAAACTCATAGCCTCCTATCAAGGCCATGGCAGTTTCCACTATGTGTTCCACATTATAGTGCCTGTGATAGCGTATCAGTTCCTCAGTTCTATCCTGATATTCTGGCAGATAAACTGCTGCTATTTCTGTCAGTATGGCTATATGTTTGTTCATGTGTTCTCGCTCATGTTGTTAAACAGTCTACAGTATACAGTCAACTGATCACAAAGTCAACGGTAAATACACAGTTAACTCGGGAAAACACATGGCACAATTACCAATTAGAAATCTTAGACTGAGAGCATTTGAAGGCCCCAAATTGGACCAAACTGCGGGTCAGCAGGGCGATGTCTACTATGATCAAGACGCAGGCACACTGAGGCTCTACACAGGGCGCATACCCGCAGGTATCAGTCTAGCTCGCGATGATTTGGCCAATGTGGCTGAACGGGACTTTGTCAGCTTGGCCAGTACTGCTGGCCTGTTTGGCCCCAACATTCACATACATAACACCGCGGTAAACAGCAATTTGATCTCGGGTGACAAAGACTATGTGACATTTAGCACGGGCACCACACCCATTACCGCATTCTATCTAACAAAATATGTGGGTCTAGACCTCATTGCGTTCTTTGCCATACAACAGGGCACCACATGGACTGCTGGACAGGACACCAATCAAATGCTGCACTGGGGACACCTGGGCTCAGGTGGACAGATACCCGTAGGATCAAACATATTGGCCAGTAATCCCCTGCATCCCGTGACTGTGACACTGGCGGCCAATACCACATATACCATGTGGATTCAGCAGACTGGATCCAATCTAACAGAATACGCCCTTAGCACCAATCCCTATTGGGTACCTGCTACCAGTGATCTTCCTGCAGACTATTCAGGTGACCCTGCACAGCCAACGGTGTTGTATCAAAGTGGGGGTGGTGGAGCAGGCTCGGGTGATGTCGTGGGACCCAGCTCTGCCACAGACAATGCTGTACCCAGATTCGATCTAGCCACGGGCAAGCTGTTGCAAAACAGTCTAGTCACAATAAGTGATACGGGTGCTATTACCACCCCAGTAGTGGGCAACATCATACCTTTCTACTGGGCCACGCAAGCGGCCTTCCCCAGCGCAGCCAGCAATGAGGGTGCCCTGGCCCTAAGTGAAGCTGACAATCGCATGTACTTTGCCACAGACGGTGTGTGGACCGCCCTGGCCACCCAGAGTGAAATACCCAGCTTGGGCAACATCAGCTTGGGCACGGGTACCATAACTACCACAGACAGCTCCGGTATCACAGTTGTACCCCAGACCCAGTTTCGCAGCAACGTTCTGGTAGATGGTGATGTGGGCCTAACAGGTAACGGCTCAAAGCGAGTGGGTGAAAGTGTTGGGGGTTGGATAGAGTTTAATCAGGATATCACGGCGGACCCTGCTACCAATCATGACTTTGTTGTAGATACCTATAACGGAGCCACACACTACCGCTGGGCATTTGATTCAGGGGGTGACTTTATATTCCCGGACGGCACAGTTCAGGCCACAGCCTATACGGGCAACGTTGGCAGCATCAACCTGTTGGCTGATGTGGATACAGTATCAACACCCCCTACAGTGGGTCAGGTATTGAAATGGAACGGCACCAATTGGGTTCCGGCTGCTGACGCCACAGTGGGTGGTGCGGGTACAGATGCTGACACCCTGGATGGCCTAGACAGCTCATACTTCTTGAACTTTGCCAACATATCTAACAAGCCCAACATATTCAACACCATTGCTGTAGCAGGGCAAAGCAGTGTGGTTGCAGACTCTGTAACAGACACATTGACACTGGTAGCAGGAACAGGCCTAAGTATTACTACCAATGCGGGCACTGACACTATTACTATTACCAATACTGTGACAGATACCAACACTACCTATTCAGTATCAGCAGAAACCAGTACAGGGGGTGTTAACCTTAGACTCACAGGATCAGATGCTGTTACAGATGATGTCAAGTTTGCTGAAGGCAGCAACATCACGCTGACACGCACAGATGCCAGTACCATTACCATAGCCAGCAGCTTCACAGATACCAATACTACCTATGCCATATCAGCAGAAACCAATGCCAGCGGAGCAGACATAAGACTCACAGGGTCAGATGCTGCCACAGACAATCTAACCATAGCTGCGGGTACCAATGTAACTGTGACACGCACTGATGCTAACACCATTACCATTGCCAGCACAGCCAGTGGGGGCGGAGGTGGCACAGTCACTGATGTCAGCGTGGTTAGCTCTAATGGTTTTGCTGGCACAGTGGCCGGCAGCACTACTACTCCAGCCATCACACTCAGCACCACCCTAACAGGTGTACTCAAAGGCAACGGCACCAGTCTGTTGGTGGCCACAGCAGGCACAGACTATCAAGCCCCACTACCCAGCCAAAGCGGCAACTCGGGTAGATATCTAACCACAGACGGTAGTGGAACCCTAAGCTGGGGTGTAGTAGCCGCGGGTGCAACCACATTTACCACCCTGACAGATGTGCCAGCAGGACTTACCATTGACAAGATTTACATGCCTGCAATAACCATGTTGACTGTGGGTGTAAACGGCAACGTGGCCTACACCTTTGATCAGTATGCTGGTGATAACCCCACTATCTATGCTATATCCGGAACTACCATTGCATTCAACTTGGCGTGGACTGTGGGTCTACACCCATTCTTGATACGCAGTGGCGGAGTTAACTATACCACAGGATTGGTGCATGTTACAACTGGCGGTGTAGTTACAACTGGTGCCAGTGCATTGGGCAAAAACTCAGGTACACTGTATTGGAAAATCCCTGCCGGAGCCAGTGGCACATTCCAATATGTGTGTTCCAGTCACGTTGCGCTGGGCATGTTGGGAACTATCACAGTTAAAGATTTTGCTGCAATATAATTAATCCACTATGATAGTGTTGCTGTCCATGGTGGAAGATGATGTTCTAGGCACCACAGCCGTTATATCTGGGCCCTGTGGCACAATAGAGATCAAAGAGCTGCTTTGGTGTGTTGACCGAGAAGATATTGTGGAAGGCTACTATTGGCAGGCTTGGGCAGTGCTACAGGGTGCTTATCACTGTTGCTTTTCAATTCCGGGTAAACTTACGCTGTTGTAAAAATATAAACCAGGGGGTGAGATGCGCCATAAACATTACAGCCCACATCACGGGCATTTGCCAACTGTGTCCACACATGTGTTCTTGATCAACAATGCTCCAGATGAATCCCAAGAAAAATGCGGGTGCCGGTGCAAGGTTAAAGAATTGATAGATTCGTTTCATGAAGTATTTATGGCATAGTCAAAGGCAAAAGAGTAAATACTGTATGAAGAAAATATTAGCCATTTTATCATTTGCTCTGCTATCAGGTTGTGCTGGCCTAACAGGATTGATCCCCTCATTTTGGGATGACAATCAAAGCAGCCGTATTATATCTGTGCGCTTAGACATTGAACGCTTAGACTGCAAGGCAGATCAAAAGCCGCAAGTTGCAAAGATCCGTGATGATCTAGCTTGGTTTAGACTCTATAGTGAAAGCAAGGGCGGGCGCCAAGCTGATGTTATTGCATTAACAAAGCCTATGACGGAAACTGTAGAAGATTGGTATAAACGAGTGAGCACAGAGGGACACAAAGACAACCCCATCTATTGCGATCTCAAGAAGCGAGTATTACAAGAACAATCAGCAAGAGCCGCAAAGGCCGTATTAGGGAGATTCTAAATGAGCTTACAAACACTATATGAAATAGCAGGTCGTGATGATGCACCTTGGGCTGCAACCCGTGCTGCTATGGTCATAGCCATTACAGAACAGTACCAAGGTGGCGGACTTGATCGTTCAGAATACATGGAAATGATGCAGGATCTAGTACGCATGGATGCACTGGATGCTGAAGCTTCAGACATTGAACTAAAGACCATGCTGGTCACAGCAGTCTATGCAGTAACACAGGTGGTATAACAATGCGTATTTTTGAAGTGGTCAACCGTGATCCCATAGTAGACGAGGAGCCTGCAAGCAGGGCACTATGCACCAGCGGCAAGCCCGATTCAGCTCTGGGCGCTAGCCAATTGAGTTCATGCAAATCGCAGGGCTATCGCAGTCGTGACGGGGGCAAGAGTCACAAGATTGGCGGTGAGCGTCAAAAGGTGCGCGGCAAGAAGATCAAGGGCAAAAAATACGGCGGCCCTTTACCAGACTGGAGTTAAAGTGTGTATACAGCAAGGGACCGAGCCAACCCCGGCGATGTAATAATAGCACCGCCCAGAATACAAGATAATCAGTTTGCCAAGTCAGTTATATTGATCACTAATCAACGCGGCGGCGGCCATTTTGGCCTTTGCCTAAATCGACCCAGCAATCACACAATCGGCGATCTTAGTCTAGAATTAGACTGTGACCTACCTGAAGATTTACCACTGTATTGGGGTGGTCCTGTAGGCACACAGACGATATGGATGTTGCATAGTCCAGAATGGTCAATAGATCAAACAGTAGAAGTTAATAACTACTGGAGTATGACCAGTCATCGATCAATGTTTCATCATCTAGCAGACAGAGATTGCCCCAACAACTTTATATTAACTTTTGGCTTTTGTGGATGGGCTAAAGGCCAGTTAGAAAGTGAGTTACAAGGTCTGCATCCTTATAGAGTAGACTCAAGTTGGTTGACTTGGCAACAACCATCTAGTGACATATTGGATGTGCCCTCCGACGAACTATGGCGAGTGAGCTGTGAACAAAGCAGCCATCAAGCAGTCAATAGCTGGTTGAGCTAATGAAGGTAGAAGCCACTAGACCTCAAGGTTGGTTATGGGTCGATTGGTGGTTGCACAATCATTGTGCTTGGCAGTGCAGCTATTGTCCTGAACTATTACGCACTGGCAGTATATCTATGCCCTCGTTGACAGATTGCCGTGCATTTGTGCAAGAAATGGTAGATTGTGCTCAGAGTCGAGGCCTAAAACCTCGTATCAAGTTCACAGGAGGCGAGCCCACAGAGTGGCCCAGTCTAGAAGATCTTGTGAAACACTCTCACAATCAAGGTGTGATAATAGGATTAAGGACCAATGCCAATGTCGATAGCGTTCGCTGGCAGACTCTTTGTGAAGGACTAACACATCTAGAACTAGTCTATCATCCCGAGTATACCCAATCTAGTGTTTACATGCTGAACTTGAGCAGAGCTATAGAATACGGGATCAATATGCGTTGTGTGTTTAACATGTTGCCCACACGCTTTGAAGAAACAGAACAACTACTGGCCAAAATACGAGACAAGTATCCTACAGTCAGTATAGAGCGTAGAATGTTGTTTACTGACCCCGCAGTTAATCATAAGCCTATGCAGTATACAGAACCACAACAGGCCAAGTTGGTGCGTCAAAGCGGTGATGTACGCATTACTCAAGGCTCAATGGTCAGCTACACAGACTATCCCACTATGATAGCAGACAAGGCCAATCGCTTTGAAGGCTATCAGTGTTATGCAGGCCAAGAACAGATCATAGTGGATGCTTGGGGCAGGGTGGCTCGAGGACATTGCCGACAAGGTGGGCATTTGGGCAGTATAGGAGACGCAATCAATTGGCCTACTTCTCCTGTAACTTGTCGAAAACCCAGCTGTGACAATGCCTTTGATATATTAGCCACAAAGACTAATTAATCGGTAGCAAACAACTCGTCAAACTCATTTCGAATAGTTTTTTCATCTATGACTCTGCGTAGAACTTCTTCAACCATTTCATTTAGGGTGATGTCACGCTCGTGTGCCATTTTCATGAGTTCGAACATTAGATCGTCTTCTAGTTCCAAAGGAACAACAACTCGAGTATCATAGTCCTCGCCTGCCCGAATAGCCAAACACTTTTGAATGAAGTCGTCATCTGTTTCTAGATCAACATAGTCAACATCATCCCAAGCCATGTTTCTGTTGACATCTCGTTTGCGAGCTTCTTTCTTGGCTTTCTTTTGGAAGTCGGGATTGATCATGCGATAGGCACGATTGTGTACATAGTCATGTGCCTGCACTTCGTAGACTACTTGTGTCTTAGTATCAAAGATCACAGTGAAACTATGACCATCCTGCTCACCGTTCCATGAGTCCAACATGTGAACATCTTTGCCATAGCAAAGCCATCCAAAGTCACTGCCTTCAGTGATCTTGTAATCGACGATTTCCATCCATTCTTTAAGTGTGATCATTTTGTGTCCTTTTCAAATTGTTTGTTCATATTACTTTGCCTAATCCTAACCAAATTAACTGTTCAAGTTCTGTTTGGTAATCTCTGCCTTGTCGACGCTTGAGCCAAATTGTTTCTAAAATCTCTTTGCCATCACCGAACTCGGGTTCGACTCCCGCACCGCGGCTTTCTAGTTCCTCAATTAGATCTTCTGTGTCAAACTCTGACAAGTCAACATCAACTTCAACTTCTGTGTAGATTGTCTTAAACATCATGTTCCTTTCTTGCTTTACTATAATCAAACCAGCCTAACACTTCTGCGGCGGGTCGTCCAGCCTCTTTGATAGTTTTGGTCAAGTGCTCTTTCATTATGCGTTTGAGATAGGGGTACACAGGGCTGTCTGCTACCTTTAGATCCCAGGCTCGAGTCTTGAACGCATTACTATAATACAGTCGTTCGTAGTCTTTTTCAAGAGCTGTTTTCATTTCTGGAGTAGGATAGATGCCCGAAGCATATTCCATTGCCATACACAGGGCCATTGTGTGTGGCATTACAACACCATTCCAATACACAATGTATTCGTCACAGCTTGAAATGTACAGCATGACAGGCTTGGGATCTAATAGGCTCCACGATTGTTCAGAACGCATTGTTGTAGTCCTCATCTAGTGCAAACTCCCATTTGGCTACAGGATTGTTCTGTACAGATTCTAACAGGCCCTCCACAGGACGATAGCCGTAGGTCCAGTACTTGACCATACGCTTGAGAGCATCCGGAGTCAAGGGCAGTTTCATACGCAGGTTTCGTTCACGAATGTCTCGGGCTGTTTGCTTGCCTAGCACCCAATTGTTACCACAGGTGCCAATCTCACATACTGTCATATCAAAGTTACTGATAACATCTTCTAGACTCGTAAAGTATCTACGCTTGATCACCTGTATGGTCCAGGTCTTTGTGGGATTGCTCTTGCTCCAATAGCTGAGTGTGGTTGCGTTCTCGCTTTCATATTTGCGCTGCCAACGGCCAAACTCTTTGATGTGTTCAACTATAGTATCGGCTTGAGCCTTGTTGGCACAGAACACATCAATGTCGCTTTCGCCCACAGGCTGACCCTGCCACCAACGCAGAGCTGCACCTCCAGCAATCCAAGGGCCGTGCTTGATGTCTGGCCATATTAGAGTCAACGGCTCGCTGTCTTCCCTATGCACTGTAGGAAAGTCTACAACATCCACAGGCTGGTCATAGTTTGCAGTTTTTGTTTGGACGGTAAACTCGCCAAACAGTTCTTCTAGAGTACTAATTACAGCAGGCATTAGCTGATCCTTCCATTTTTAATTCCTTTAAGCAGAGCATAAAGTTCTTTACTGTTCTCGGGGCAGATACGGGCAGTGATGCCCCAATCGATATGTACTGTAACATCTTGCAGTGTCTTGGCCTTGAATCGCTTGTCCTTGCCAGAGATAGCAACATCCCAAGCAAACACCTGTCGGTCCCAATAGCTTTGATGACGCTTGCCTGGTTTGGCTTTGCGGCATTCATAGACTCGGCCTGAGCTGTCAATGATGCGCCAGCCCTTGTCCACCTTGGTCCATGTCTTGTCGGCAGTGGCTTCTGCAATGTCTGCTTTGAAACCGCGTTCCCGCTCAAGGGCAACCAGTCGGTTAGAGATCTGCGTCATGTCACGAGTGGTAAGACCCATAAGTTGACACTGCACAAGAATTCGTTCTTGTTTGTCTGTTAGTTTTGCTCGTTCTCTTGCCATAGTACTTCTCAATATAAAACAGGTTCTGTGGTAGACTGACCTTGTAAGGCCATCACGATTTCTTGTTGTTCAGTGTAGACTAGCTCGCAGTCTTCCAATATGGTTCTACGAACATCCGCAGGCAGACTGCACCAAACTTCAACATTGTTATAGCTACCGTGACTTTCACGAGGAGCATGGTCTAGTATCCAACCGCCTAGACTCTTACAGGCATTGATGGTATTACTAGGATGACTGCGGGCAATGGCACTGTGAAAGTCATTGGCTAACACAGAAGTAAAGAAGCCGCCGGGACTGAACCCGTGTACCAAATAGTTGTACATGGGATCAGCAAAGTCTTTGGGCACATCCCATTTATGGAATGTAGCCAGCAATAGATTACGGCTGTAGTCGGTTAGCTTCATTCTTCAACTCCGAAATGTTGTCGAATCAAATCGTATGCTTGCCCACGACTGATCATATCACGCAACATAGGACTCAATGCTACACCACATTCTGCCACAATCAACTCAACAAATCGCTGTTCAAACTCATCGTCCGAAGCGTAGCGTGTGGCTTCGTTAACAGTTATTAATCTAGCCTGTTCAGCAAGTCGTTTAATTCGTTCGTTCATTTTCCAACTCCGTTTTTCCAAGGCGAATACATTGAGTCTCGAATAAACCCAGGTGTCCCTCGCTTCCCTATAGAAAAATCCCAACTTGGTCGATGCATTGGAAATCCACTACGATCACTTGGTCCGAATGCGTATGGAAAAACATGACCGATACAAAACCATTTGTAAAATACAATGATCCACGACCACCCAACTTGTGTATCGTTACGATACTCTCTGCAAAATTTAAACTTCATTTTCCAACTCCGAAATGTTCTTTAATCTGGTTACCAATCATACGACCAGTCCATGTAGGATGTTCTACACAAGTCACTAACATTTCACGAACAATCAACTCGGCGAACTTGTCGCGAAATTCGCCAGAAGAAAAATACCCATCTGAAGTCACAGTTACAAAAGCCTCATCCGCAAGTTCTCGAATTCGTTCGTTCATATAATTACTGGCCTTTCAGTTGCACGGTCGTCATGAACTTTGTAGCTGTGATTCTTGCGAACCCAATCAGCAAACGATTGTGGATGTTCAGTGAACCAGGATTGAATATCTTTTTTGGTAATATCTTCTTCGCTGGAGAACACATAGATTTCGTAATGCCTATGGGCATTAAATTGAGCACGAAGCTTCAGTGATTGAATACTGAAGCTCATAGGCTTTTCAACCTTCTTGCTTTGTTTGATAGAATCAAACAAATGGCCTTTGGCCCAATTGTCAGGATGGTGTTCTGTGATTTCTTCAAAGAACTCTACACCATTCATGTCCCAACTCACGATGTAATAACGCATGTCTGCCCCTAGTGTGTCTGTGTACTACAATTATAACACCGAAAGAGTAAAATGTCAAGTCTCTGCGTGTTCTTCCGGCTCTTTGGCTGCTTCCAATATACGGATCAATTGATCTACACCACTGTTGGTCATAGTCAAAGTGGTATAGCCCATTTTAAGTGTAACCATTCCGTCCTCTGTCTTGCCAATTTGGTAAACAGGAGCCTTTTCCATTGTGCTAGGAATAGGTGCTACATATCGTTCTTCAGCTTGTTGCATAAGTTCCTTGGCTGTGCGTCGACGAAAAAAATCAAAATCAAACATGTTATTCCCTACTCAATCTGCTCCAAACCAAAAACTCTTTGAAAGCATTGTAGACTGTGGCAGCTTCTCGATCATCTACAGGAACCTTTTCGCCACGAACATAAAAACCATCTTCGGCAACACGAAGCATCTCAGTGCTGCCTGTGTGCATTACAATATTGTTTGTTGAAGGCAAGCCGTCACGAAATGTAAACCCTGGACCAACTTCCTGTGCAATAACGCCATTGGTGCTGTCTTCAGCCCATTTATAGGTAACTGCTTCTAGGTCTTTGAAATTGTAACTCATCCTGCTAGTCCTGAAATAAGAACTTCTCGTTCGTGCATATAGGCCACGGGTTTGAGCCAACCATTGTTGATACATTCGGCAATGACCTGTTTGTATTGTGCGGGACAATGATTGTTAATTTCAAAGCCTGCTCTAGGAGTAGTCATGAATCCATCAACAATATGGAACCCTGGATGGTCTTGTTTGATAGTCTTGACTCGACTGTTGTGCATCTTAAGCATCATTTGTGGCTGTCCTTGATTGAAGGGAAGAGTTCTTGTTTTTCCGTTTTGTATTTGTTCCAGCTGGCTTTAACTTGATCCCAAACTGCCCATCTAAATGTCCATACGAACAACATGGTCATAGGAACTGCAACTAGATACATGCTGTAAGGTTCAGGTATAAAAATACTAGCACCTAACATAAAGGCACCAATGATATAACCTTTCTGCCAGGTCTGCCATTGGTTCCATTGCCAAACAATAAAGTTCACAACTTCTTTCACAGCTTCTCTCCTCTAGCAAAACCACGGAAGTTCTTGAATCGAGGAAAGCGCAGACTCCAAACATCATCGCTGTCTTGACTCTTGGTTGCCGCATCAGCACGGACTTCGATGACCTGTCCAATCATGGATTCTTTATCTACCCAAAACTCGCCTCGTTGGTCATCACTAAAGCCACTGCCAACATTGACCACAATGCGTTTTCCATCATCAACACCTTCGCACACCAATGCGCCTAGCTTGCCTACATTGCGACCTGTGCCTTCTTCAACACCAGTAACAGTCAATGACACTTCAATAAAGGGCTTGATCTTGAGCCAGCTGGTTGAACGCTTACATTCGTATTTGGCATCAACATCCTTGACCATGATGCCTTCTTTGCCCGCATCAAGACAGGCCTTGTTGAAGTCCTGGAACACAATGGTACCGTCAAAGGTGTCAAGGTCAACTTCTGTGTGTGGCACAATGGTAATGCAACCTGCATCAGCAAAGATGTTTTCCCAGTTACGCAGGAAATTCATGCGTCGGCGTTGTCCTAATACACTCTTGCCCTGCTTGAACTCTACCATAGGCAGTACATCAAACAGATGCAGTACTGCATCATCACTTTGTACATCGCTCTTGCGGTGTACCTGTGTCATCAAAGACTGAAAACTACTGCTCATGATCTCACCGTCGAACACATAGCTACGACCAATCTCGTCCATGTGATCGGCAAACACTTTGGTTACATGCGGGAAGTTGTTGAGCTCTTTGCCGTTGCGTGTGTACATTTGTACAGTACGGCTTTCGTAGTCTACAACTGTAAGCACACGAACACCGTCTAGCTTTTCTTGCAGGATCTTCTTGCCTGCAATTTTAGTATCGTGATTGGCGCCATCGTGTGCCAACATACATTCAAACACAGGCACAGCATACTCTGGCTTCTTAGCTTTCTTGGCCACTGTGTTCACACTCTTCTCACCAAAGCCTGCTCGCATGTCTTTGATAAGGATACGACGATACCAATCATTCCATTGTGCCTTAGTGGCCACACCCATAGCCAATTCAATGGCATTACGAGCATCATGTCCTGTTAGTGTGCGGCGATACAATGCATCTGCTAACTCAAGGAAGGGAGTCCAAGCAAGGCCCTGTCCTTCATCTTGTTCTTTAATAGGTACTTGCTTAACGCCAAAGCTCACAAGTTTGTCTAGACCCAAACGAAGTCCATGAAAGAACTCGTCCAATCCTTCTTCCATTGCTTCTGCAAGGATGGCTTCTTTGGCCAAACGACTGTTGTCTGCTTCGAGACGTTGAATAATAACTTCTGGTTGTGTACGCACAAAGGCTCCTATTTCGTTTACTATGCTAATAGTATAACATCATAAGAGCTTTGTGTCAACCAATTATACGCCTAGATAGACTGCCCAGCTAGGGTGTGCCAAATGGAAACCACGCTTGCGGCGCTTTTCAACCAAGTCCCAAAAGTGTGGTTTATAAGGAACCCGTGTTGGTTTCATTTTGGTACTAGCGGCCTTGCGATAGTTGCAGGGCTTGCAGGCTGTTGCTGAGTTTTCCCAAGTGGTCTTACCACCTTTGGAAACAGGTAACACATGGTCCAATGTTGCACTTTGGTCTGTGACATTTGTGCCACAGTATTGGCAAAGATACTCATCTCGCAAGAAGATGTTACGCTTGCTCAGGCGCATGGTGCTCTTGGGCTTTTGGTAGTCGTGTAGCATGACCACAGCAGGCACACGAGTTTCCCAATTGGCGGAGTGAACCACCCAATCATCATGCCACTCTAATACCTCGACTTTATTCAGAACGAGGTATCGTATGGATTCCTGCCAATCTACAATGCTTAATGGTAGAAGGCTAACAGGTTGCATATCTGCGTTCAGTAATAGTGTACTCATTTTATTTCAATCCAAAAATTCCCGTAGCCAAGTATTTAACTTGAGTTTCATTATACACTCAGATTACTTGCAATGCAAGGAGTTTTCGTATAAACTATACAACACAGCGCAATTTTTAAACTAAAGACAAAGGATATACATGTTAGTACCAATGGTAATTGAATCATCTAGCAAAGGCGAACGGGCCTACGACATTTTTAGTCGCTTGCTCAAAGAACGCATTATCATGCTAAATGGACCTGTTGAAGACGGAATGGCCAGCCTAGTAGTGGCCCAATTGTTGTTCTTGGAAAGTGAGAACCCAGACAAAGATATCAGTTTGTTTATCAACTCACCAGGCGGTGTTATCACAGCTGGTATGAGCATTTATGATACCATGCAGTTTATCAAACCAGATGTGCAGACCTATGTGATGGGGCAGGCCTGTTCTATGGGATCGTTCCTAGCACAGGCAGGAGCCAAAGGCAAACGATTCATGTTGCCCTATGCTCGACACATGATCCATCAACCTTCAGGCGGTGCCCGAGGCATGCAAAGTGATATTGAGATCCAATACAAAGAGATCACTAAAATGAAAACTATCTTGACTGATCTTTATGTCAAACACAATACCGCCGGCAAGACCTATCAAGACTTTGAACGAGACATGGATCGTGATACATTCATGTCAGCAGAAGAAGCATTGGCCTATGGACTGGTAGATAAAATTATCTCGGAGAGACCATAATGGACTACGAATCAGGCAAAATAGACAAGGGTTGGGGATTCGAACTAGCCTTTGTTAACAACGGTGACTACAGCGGCAAGCTGTTGGTATTTGAACAGGCTGGCGCAAAGACCAGTATGCTGTTTCACAAGAAACGCCGCAAGACTTGGTTTGTCAACGAGGGTAAATTTAAACTGACCTTTATCGATACACAAACAGGACAGGTGCACGAAACAGTTTTAGAAGTTGGCCGAACTGTTAGCTTGGGTGAAATGAGCCCACATCAACTAGAAGCACTAGAACCCAATTCAATTATCTTTGAAGTTGGTACAGGCGATGAAGGTACCAGTGATCGTATTAGACTCGCGCCGGGTGACACGCAAACGAAGCTGCCAGCGCAGTAATTAGATCTTCAATCATACCATCATCATGAAACGGAGTGGGAGCAATACGCAACCGCTCCGTGCCCACAGCCACAGTGGGACTGTTGATAGGCTGAATGTAGATGTTGTGTTCGTTGAGCAGTTCATCACTGATAGCTTTACAACGAACAGCTTCACCGACTAGGATAGGTACAATATGTGTAGTTGTACATTCCATTGCAGGCATGCCAGCCACAGCTAATCTATGCTTTAGTTTACGAGCTCGTTCCTGATGCTTGTCTCTGAGTTCTTGATGATCCTTTAGGTACTTGACCGCAGCCAGAGCACCAGCACAACTCACAGGGCTCATTGATGTTGTAAATATAAATCCAGCAGCTACAGAACGGATGGCGTCAATGACTTCTGCATCGGCAGCAATATAGCCACCTTGGACTCCATAGGCTTTCCCTAATGTACCGTTGACTATGTCAACACGGGATTGTAGCCCTAGCTCTTCAACTTTCCCACCACCGTGGGGTCCATAGAGTCCTAC